TTGATGACTTTTGCTCGCCATTCCCTTGAATCACGGATAACAAGGGGGGTAATCTTATATTCATTACCCCCCAAAATTACCACAATAGGTGCACCTACTAACTTATCCTCTTCTATCCTATCCATATAAGCCTCCTTTTTATAAGTCGGTTATAACAACTGGAGTTCCACCAGTTGCACCTTGATATGGTTTGAAGCTAACGGGGATAATGGTTTTTGTACCCTTCTTATAGCTCATACCAACAGTGCCTACGGGATTAGCATACTTGCAGAAGATTGTTCTAGTGGCACCGGCAACTGTCGTTCCTACAATTTTGAGTGATATATCAACCATAGCACCGGCACCAAGACTGAACGAACCACCTGCTATAGCCGAAGCACCAGCCATGCTTACGCGCAAGTTAGCCAGCAAATTCTCTGCGGCATTGGCGGTTATCGTAACCTCTTCTTTTTGAAGCACCCTGTCAACGGCAAAGGTTTCCTCGTCAACCTCAATGTCATTCACCCTTGGAGTGTATTCAAAGGTCACGCCATCTTCGGTATAACCAAATTCAGTTACGCAAGCAGCTTCAAGTGCCCCCACTGCGCCCCAATAGAGTGTTGCCACTCCTGTCAAAACATTCGCTACTATATTTGGCATTTCCTACCTCCCTATGATTTATTTAACTTGGATTAGATACGCTTATTGCCGAGTATCTAATATCCCCCACAGCCGACCCAATACCCGAAGGCTTGAATTTAGCAAATCCACTACTATCATTGAACAATGCTGGTAGAAGCGGCCCGACAATTAAGGCTTGGGTTGCCCACACAACCGGAGTCAAAGTTTCAAGCCTCCCGTATATATCTCTATAGGCTACAAAGGTTAGCGTTATGCCAGGTATAGCTGTCCCAAGTTCAGCACCAGCCATGCCAGGTTCTATTAGGTAAGTGTCACCATCTATCTTGACAGCATCATCAATGTAGCTGATTCTCGCTGGGGCATCCTCCCAAAGTTCAAATCTAATCCTTGTAAGAGGATAATCGGCTGTCGCTGCACCTGTTCCTGGTTCCTTGTTGTCCCAATCAGCATCAACAACACCTTTAAGGTCAGTGATAGCAGTTAGGGCTACTCCTGGCGGCCATCCCCAAACACTTGTCCCGTCAGGTGTGACTCCGCCATATCCGCATAAATTAGCACCCGTCAGGGTTACTTGGGCATAAGCACCAATCCCATTATGACCCTGCAACGGTAGAACTGTTATCTCCAACCATCCATGGCCATCCCCCATCCTTGCACTAACGGGGTCTTCAAAGCGGAATTCCCACTGTACATAGTTTGCCACTCCAGCCGCTGAATGGTGCCAGAAACTATATTCTATGGCAGCAATAATATTGTCACAGAAGTCCCCGAATGTTATCTTCTTTATTGGAGTGAATTGCAAATGGGTGCTACAGTCAGCACCCGTGGCAAACTTTTGTAGCTTCGCTGAATATTTGTTGGTATCTGTGACGGTGTTTACCGTAGCAGGAGTGGAATCCCATGTTGCATTACCGTTAACACCTACAGCCTGTACATTCTCAGCAAGCAGAATGGTTTTGCCATCATTGGCAAACTTTATCCCCTGAGCATACTCAACGTTATACCATATAGCCCCCCTTGAATCGGAATCAACAAGACCCTTCTTTACCGCTTTCGCTACTACTAATTCCTGATACGCCATATTATTTACCTCCTGTCCTTGCTAGAAATGCCTTATAGCGAGATTCAAGTTCCCCATCACTCACTATAGACTTAGCTAGTTTCTTCTCCTCCACCTTGACTTCCTCTTTTACCTTTGTCTTTTCTTTCACAATGACCTCCTCTATTCAGCGCGAATCATAATTGAGAAAAAGGCGAGAGTCCTGAAATAATTAGGGATTTCAGTATCGACCAAATCTTGCCCCTGAACTTCCTCAATGGCACTCCATATCGTATAGGTGTTTAAGCCCACTATTACACTTTGATTCTGGATACCCTGTAAGTTATCATAGAGTTTATTGTATATACTTCTGGCTATGACGGGACTACTTGCCCAGCAGTCGAATTGAACCGAAGGGACGGGAATACCCGGTATGTAGGGCGTTGAAGTTCCGCCTCTAGTAAAGAAAGAAATAGCCCCTTCGCCCACAGGCCAGGTGCAGCCCTCGGGTAATCTGGGGCAGTATATTCTGGGACTTGCCCCACCGATAAGAGCTGTCAGGGTTCCACAGTTTACTAAATATTCCCCTATGATTTTATTGGTATCTTCTATTGCCATTTAATCTCCATTGTGCTATACTTAAACAAAGGAGTGTGAATTATGGTAGTAGGTCTTCTGTATGCTTTCCTTGCCCCAGTCTGCCTTTGGATTTTTCTTAATTTCCGAGAGTTACACTATCATATCTATCAAAGATGCAGACTGTGTAATAAGATAGTATGGTTTTGGCAATGGGATAAATTGTTCCTTAATTTAATTGATAACGAATTGTATCATTGGGACTGTTGCATCCAGAGATACGAGCTTTACCTAACAATATCATTATCCTAAATGCCCCTTTATATTCTTTGGTAGATTCTTTATGTTCTTATCTAGTGCTGGCTTGAAGTAAGGGCGGGCAGCCATTTTAACCGTCCCGGTTTCCCCAAAGCCACCATAGCCACTCGTGGAGTAAACAGCACCTTCTAGCTTGCTGTCATCCACAATTCGCTCTGGCTCGGCATCCTCACCTTGCTTAACTGTTCCCATTCCAGATACTTCACTGGCTATAGAACGGGCATTATGTCCAGTATCCCAGAACTTAACTGCTTTAGCATTTTTGATAGCATCTCCGTGAATTTCTACGACTGTATCCCGTATGCCAAGCTGGATTGCCTTGTTTGCCTTGTCCATAGCCTCTTTGGTTTTGAGGTTTAGTTTTAAGTCTGTCGTCAGTTTCATCTTACTGTCCTCATCCACAATTCCTTATGGTGGAGTGTTGCCCCATTCTGCCTATCAGATACTAATAGGATTTCATAGTCAATAGCACCTATACGGACCCTATTTCGTTCGGTGATAGTTACTGTATCTTTCACAAACAACTTATAATCGGCTACAACAACTTCAGCCCCCACTACAATCTCTCGACCAGCAGTAGCCATCAAGCGGCAATCAATCTCTTCTACAGGCTGCCAATCCGGGGTAAAGGTGCCATAACCATCTGGGGCACCCACAATATCACGATAGATAACACAGCTATTTATTAATAAGCTATCATACGACATTATTCACTCATTTCTATGCCATCGGGTACGCTTATCAAGTCCATTTCAGCCCAAGTTAAGTAAGGTTTCTCGGCATCCTGCTTTTTGTATTCCATAGCTAACTTTAACTTGTTTTCAGCATCCTTCTTGGTGTATGCGTAATCGCCTATCTTCTCTGATGTGAGACCACCTGTAAGAGCTGCTGCCCATGCTTCCAAAGCATAGCCAGCAGCTATAAGTATTGAACCACCAGCCATATCAAGGAATGCCTGTATATCAGGGGTATCGGTAAAATGATAAGGAACCGTAGTATCTGCTATTAAAAGCCTTACTTTCTGAATAGGTGTCATAATTTACTCCTTAATGGACGTGATACCTGAAATGAACCGTGCAAGTATCAGCTACTCCCGTCTCGGTTTTCATCCTATAATAAATCAATTGCCCTGCTGGTAACGGAGGTGCCCAAAATCTACACTGTATGTGGGCTGCTTGGAACTTATTGATTCCAGCAAACCGCCCTCTTGTTACTATTGTATTGGCAGCTCCCCATGATATTTCAAACATATAAATAGCAGTATCGTCACTAATCGTCTCAATTAATATGGATGTGATATGCCCAGGACTTGCGGCAGTAGCCGCTGACAACTTAGTGCCATCTGGGTTATCCACTATCTCTGTCCACGCACTCCATGTATGAGCGGTAGCGTGAGCCGTAAAGATGCAGGTTAAATTGGTATCCGAAGGGAATATGGCAGTTACATGTTGGGTAGCATCATCAATCTGCCTTAATTTCCCTATTTTATCTATCATGACCTAAACCACTCCACTTCTTTTTCCCATATCTGTTGCCATTCAG